TTATTGTAAAGGTAATCATAGATTTCATTAATGTCAGCCACTGACTTTACTTCTATCGCTTTCACATCAGCGTTACGAATAGAAAGTAATCCACCTTCTGCACTTATAATAAGTGTAGGGGATGGAGCAGTGGTACACAGAACTGTTTTTCCTGATCCGGCAGAACCGTAAACTAAAAGACAAACGCCTTGAAGTTCAACCAGTTTAGATGGGGCTACGAATCGCGAAGTTATATCAGCCATTAGCTTCTCCTTATTTATAGTTCACGATCATACTAAATCATATTTGCATTTGTGTCAAACACAATGTATAGTTCCTTGAATATACATTTTGAATATAAGGAGTAAATAATGTCTATGAGTCTTAAAGAGTATATTGAGTTCGTAGGTGAGGATGCCGCAGCTGAACTTTTCAATACTAAAATTACTACCATTCGTAGTTGGCGCTACAAACAACGTCAGCCCCGGGTTGAGGAAGCAAAGAAAATCATTTCTAAATCCGGTGGTAAATTGAATTGGGAAAGTATTTACGGACCGGTAGAACAGACCGCTTTGTAAAGTGATTGACTGGAGCCTAAGCCCGGACAGCTCCGCTTTAGATATTGCCCTAGGATTTGTTGAATACGGTTTTAAGGTAATACCAGTAACACGCGCTGAAAAAAGGTCTGTTGTACCTTGGAAAGCGTATCAAACTGAAGCTGCCCCCACTGACCAACAGATACGTCTTTGGTTTCAAAATGCTACAGGCATTATCCCCGCTCTTATCTGTGGGGAATTTATTGTGGTGGACGCTGACACGCCGGAAGCCGTAGGTTGGTGTGCCAAGAATTTAACCTTCACTCCTTTTCGTGTAACCACCGGACGCGGAGTTCATTTTTATTACAAAAACAATCTCGGCTTTGGTCTTTACACCGCACGTCGTGACAAGGTAACCATTGAAAAAGAAATAGATATAAAAGGGAAAGGCGGTTACGTGATCGCTCCTTTCAATACTCATTCCAGTGGCGCAACCTACGAACCTAAATTGGATGAAGGGTTCGACGTTCATAATCTTCATGATCTTCCTGAACTCACCATGGAAGACATTGAGAATATCAAAGGTGAGATCATTACCGGAGGCACCGGCAACATTTCTAAAATGTTGAACGGCAGCGGTACTCTGAACATTCCTGAGCCTTTAACTCTAGACGGAGTGCCTAGTGGTAGTAGGAACGATACGGCTGCCAGATTAGCGGGTAAATACATCGGCATGAACTTGCCTATCAAAGAAACCATCTCTATTCTTAATGAATGGAATCTCAAAAATTCTCCTCCGTTGTCGGATATAGAGATTGCCACCACTGTTAAAAGCATCGCTCAAACTCACGCTCATAACGAAGCCAACAAGAAACTCGCGCCACTTTACGTAGAAAAAAAAGAAGACATTAAAGAACCTGATAACTTGTTAGAAGCACCGGGAATCTTAAAAGAAATATGGCGATACGGGGAAGACATAGCCCGTGTATCGCAACCACACTTATCAATGCAAACATCCCTTGCATTGGGTAGCGTCGTCCTCGGTCGGTTATACAAAACCGACCTCAATAATTATTCCAGTCTGTTTTTCATGAATGTTGCCAAATCCGGGCAAGGCAAGGAAAACAGCAAGACGGTTATTGAAGCTATACTAGAAGCCAGTGAGGCTGATTATCTCCTAGCCGGGGACGGCTATACTTCAGCGGGAGCTGTTTTTTCAGCACTGCGTTTTAAACCGGCACACATATCCATAATGGATGAGTTCGGTAAACGTTTAGAATCCATTAACCAATCCAGTAACTTCAACAAAGAAGATGGTATTCAAGTGCTAATGGAATGTTGGGGAAGATGCCACGGTACCATTCGTCCGGATAATTACTCGATGATGAGCGCTACTCCTATGCAAATCAGTGACATGATGAATCGTTATTGTTATCAACCTGCGGTTACCTTACTGGGAATGACGGTACCCCGTAACTTTTACGGCGCCTTGTCAGGGGGACGAATTGCTGACGGCTTCTTAAATCGTTTCATCGTTTGTGAAAGCACCCTACCCAGAGTAGTGGGAAAATTGGTAGAAGGAATTGAACCTCCCCAATCTATTGTGAGATGGGTAAAAACCGTACGCGAGACTCATGATTTAATTGAAGAATCAGTGCGAAACAACGGCATGATCCACATGGATGCAGAAACTATTCCATTTGATGATAAGTCAAAAGAACTCTTAGCGTCGCTAGAAAAAGTATTGGTAGATCATCAGATCATCCTAGAGAAAGACGGACTCGAAGTGCTTCTATCCAGAACCCGGGAAAAAGCAATGCGCTTGGCAATGATAGGTGCACTGGCGGATAATCCGAAATGCAAACAGATTGATTCAGAGATTACCAAATGGGCAATTGATTATATTTTTTACTACGATAGGTTGTTGGTAGAAGCGTGCCGCAAATACGTTTCCAGCAGTGAATTGGAAAGCAAGTTTAAAATAGTGTTAAACTATATTCGTGAAATGGGAGAAGGCGGTATCTCTAAACGCGACATAGACCGTCATGAAATATTTCGTTCCATGCCTCGTCGCGAAGTCCGTGAAATTATTGATAGGTTAATAGCCAGTGGAGAAATTCAAGAGCGCACTTTCAAGACCGACGGCAGAGGCAGACCGAGTTCCCGTTACGTGGCAATTGATCCATTATTTTTTGAAGAGAGGGAGAAATATGAACCCACTGACCCAGAAAGAGAAGGAAATAGAACTCGCTAACGCATTAATAATTATTGCAAGGGGAGGTATTTCTGATAGTGTCATGCAAATGGTGGCATCAGACACCCTAGAAAAATGTGGTATTGAAGTGCCAAATCGTGAAATAATTAATGATTAGGAGGCAAATATGTTAATAATGATTGCATTAATAATAAGTGTAATAGTTACTGTTGCGTCAGCAATAGCAGCCCTTACACCTACACCCAAAGATGATAAATGGATAGGAAAACTATACAAGATCATTGATGTGTTCGCATTAAATATCGGAAAGGCTAAGAACAAAGCAGGGAAATGAAGCTTGCGATTGGGCTAGGCATAGCATTGTTGTTAGTTGCTAGTGGCTCATACGCTTGGATCGGTAAACTCAATGATGAAATTGCTATCTTAAAAGGCAATGCCATCGTGCTTGAAAGTGAAATCACCAAACAGAATGCGCAGATTAAAAAGAATTTAGCGCAACAACAAAAGACCTACGCCCAAATAGATAGTCTGACCAAAAAGAACCAAGACAATATGCGTGAGGTTAATGCCCTCAAGCAGACTTTCGCTCGTCATGATTTAGACGCATTGGCGATGGCAAAGCCTAAACTACTGGAAGGTAAGGTTAATAAAGCCACCAAGCGTGTCTTTGATGGGTTGATAAAGTTGACTGACCCTAATCAGTTTGATAAGAAACCTGAAGAACCTGAAGGTAAGGTAAAAAAAAAAGATGGCGAAATCGTGAGTGAGTAAATGAAAGTAATTAGAATTCTATTTATATCTTTTACTCTACTAACTTTAAGTGCCTGTTCCATGTTTCAGTTTGGAGGAGCTAAAACTAAACCCATAGAAGTAATAAATATAGAAGAAAGACCGCCTATGTTTCACCCGCCATTGCCCATGGAAATGCAGATGGTTCATTTTGATTGGGAGATATTGACACCCGATATAATGAGAGAATATCTGCAATTGATAGAAGAAGGAAAGGCACCCAAACAAGCCTATTACGCACTGACCACTAAAGATTATGAAAATATCAGCAATAACATGGCAGAAATTAGACGTTATACTAGGGATATTCTGGCAATTGTGGAATACTATCGTAGTCTTGATGACGAGGAAGAAGAAGATGGATAAAGACCAGTTAATGAAAGAGCTTATTGGTGATGAAGGGTTTGAATATGAAATCTATCTGGATCATCTCGGTTATCCCACCATGGGAGTGGGGCATTTAATTACGGCAAAGGACGAAGAACACGGACAATCCGTGGGCACTCCGATCTCTGAAGAAAGAATCAGGGAATGCTTGGATAATGACATAGACATTGTTTGTGAAGAGTTGGATACAAAAGAACCTTGGTGGCGACATCTTGACGATAACCGTCAACGCATTTTAGCCAACATGTGCTTTAATCTAGGCTATCCGCGTTTTAGTGGGTTTAAGCGTTTTCTAGCTGCCGTACAGACTTCCCAGTGGGAAACGGCTGCTGTTGAAATGATGGATTCTAAGTGGGCTACTCAAGTCGGCGATCGTGCTAAACGTTTGCGTGATCGTATGCTAAGTTCTTCCTAAGCGTTCTGCTAAGAAACGATCCTGTGGATTCGGTAATACAATCGGATTAGCTATGCCTACCTGTGGGGGCGCCACGTTGGGTAAAGGAATTGGAGAGGTTGTGGGTGCAGCAGAGCTAATAGGGGGAGTCCCTGCTGCACCAAACGTTTCTCCAATTGTTTGTCTGATGGTGTCTCGCATCGGAGTCACGGCTTCTTTAACTTGTTCTAAAATATTTCCGGCTTCGTTACTCACATCTTCTTGTAAGTCCATAGGTACATCTACCTTGTTAATCGCTGCTTGTAATTCATCCGCCGCTGCCTGTTGTCCGGTTGCTATAAGATGGGCTATTTCCAATTGAATGGCACGACGCATGGCGTTCATGACTACCCGGATAGAGCCGGAGTCGGTCTTAGACAATGCTTGTACCACTCGGTTGCTGGACAGCATACGTCCGATTATTCCGATCGTGCCTATAGTAGTGATGTTGGCTAAATTAAATGCGTACAGAGCCACTGCTCCCGCCACAATGTTACCCGCTCCCTGACCTTCTACCCCAGTAATAATAGACATTTCTCGACCAA